TTTAACACCTCAGCAATTCCATAACTTTTTTGCATCATTCACGAACATTGATCCAATGGACCAGCAGAAGTTATGGTCAAACTGCGGATCTAAATCTTGGACCAGTTCTTTTATGATTTTTTGTTTGTCGGTTTCTTCTGCATAACGCATCATCAACCGTTCTCTTCTTTTGAAGATTGTTACTAATTGTTCGTAGTAATTTTCTAAGTTCTCATCTTGTAAATCACCGCAATTATTTTTATCGAAGATTTTAAAATCATCTTTAACTACGTAAACTAAACTTACAAAATGATCAGGCTTACATTTTTTGTAAAACGCCACCTGAAGTAAATGTTGTTTACTAGGCGTAGTTGGAACCTTCGCATTAACAAAAGACCAGGTACCATCTTTTTTTAATTTTGAAGGTCTGTCGTGACTTGTTTTAATTTCTAAAAGACCGAAAGGAGGCTTGGCGATATAAGAACCAAGCGATGAAAAATCTTTTAGTTTATATTCTAAGTCAGAACGTCCAATGATAGGAAGTAATAAACGAGGATCAGAAAAGGACAGAACGTTCTCCGCTATTACATCGTTTTTTACGCCTAGTAGTTCACAAGCTTTTTCAAGCTGTGAAATCGTTTGCGGTATAGTTTCTTTATACCAATGAAATTTTACATGATCTTTATCATTAACTGGTTTGTAACGATCAAACTCCTCTTGAACTTTTTGTATAGCTATATCAAGTTCGCAAGGAGTGTGGTCGTAAGGAGAAAGCTTTTTAGTTGATGGATTTAATTTCCAAATTTTATTTGCATAACGATATTGAATTGCATTGTTAATCGCCACGCCAGCATGCATGTTAGCATTACCTTCAAATTGTCTTCTGACTTCTTGAGGTGTTACCCAATATCTGTATGCAAAGTTTCCGTCAGGATATGCTGCTTGTGATGGTGAGTGATGGTTCCAATTAAATATCTGACAAACATCAGGTATACCAGTTTCAGTTAAAGGATCTGAAATTACTTTTTTATTCTTTAAAATCATAGATGGCTTTTGCCATGAAATGAAAATCCGTTGGAGGTATCGATAAAGAGCTACGGTATTGTACTGCCTTGGTTTGCTCTAAAATGTTTTTAAAAGTGTTAGGTAAGTATTAAGTAGTATCGCTTTGTATCTCTTAGTATCAATAAAGTTTATTAGTGTTGGAAGGTGTTTGAAGGTGTTAGATGTTCTAATTTTTATTGTTTTTTCTAGGTTTTACACTAGCAAACGTAGCGGGATATGGTTCTGACCATGGTAAGCCTTCATGGCATCTAATTACATCTTTAACTAAATAAACAATAGTCTGAACTCCTCTTCTTTGCCATTTAGGACCAACTTTGACTTCCTGATCTTCTGAGTAATAAGTTCTATAATTACCTAAAGTTCTAACTGAATAATTAAAATATATATTCATCTGTTTTGGAGTTAAAACAGAATTAGGATTTAAACCTTGTGGTAATTCGTTGTTAAAAACCAGTTTAATTTCTGGTGTTTTTTCTGCTTTATCTACACCTTTAATATTATTTTTTTTAGGCTTAGGCACGTTTTAAAGTCTCCTCTAAATCAGACATTTCTTTTTCTCTTTGTATTCTTGCTTGAGTTCTTAATTTATCTTCAAAAATTCTTGTTCGTCTTTGATCGTTTCCGTAATGTTTAACTTCTATTGCTTTGTAAATTTTTTGAAGTTCTTTATCTAAATTTTTTTGAGCCTTAGTATATTCATCTAAAAGTTTTTGACCTTTTTCAAAATCAGCTTGTTTTTCTTTTTCTAATTTAGCAATTTTTCTTTCATACTCTTGTTGCAGCATTTGTAATTGTTGATCATGCTTTTGTTGAGTAATACTTACTTCTTCAGGTACAAATTGTTGAGCATCAGTATTATCTTTAATAGCTTTAGGATCTATTGTTGCAACGATTGGTGAAATAAAATCTAAATCAAAATTTTTTAAAATTATTTTTTCATCTGGGTTTGCATAAGGATCTGGATTTAATAAATTATTCTGACCTTTGTAATTTTCATAAAAACCAAAATAGTAATGATTTAATTCTTCATCCATAAAACCTTTTGTTTTAATTCCAACAACGCAAAGTTTATTATTAATTTCTAGATTTGCTGCATTGTCTTTATAATAAAACATAACTTGGTTGTGATACATAGAACCTCTAGCATCAACTTTAATTGCTCTAATATTTGGTGCAGCAATATCTCTTGGTACAACTACGCTTTGTTCGGTAGATGCAAAAATTTGACAAGGTGCATAACTTTCATCAGTTAAAGTATATTTTAAAGTGTTGACTGTACCCCAAATGGAAGTTGTTTTTTTTTCAAATAAAAGATCTACTGGATCTACATTTAAAATTTTTCCATACTCGATAGCTGTTTCTTTTGAAATACCTTTGTCACCAGAAATTTGACCGTAAATAGATTGTTTAGTTCTACCTACTTCTGCTGCAAATTTTGGTGCGTTGTAACCTCTAGCTTTAAGTGCTGTACCTAATAATTTATTTTCATTTAATTCTGTAATTTTTCTTTTTAAACTACCTGGCATATAAGGAACTGCTTTATTCCATTCTGTCATAAACTTTTGATGGAACTCTTCTGCACCTCTTTTTTTACCTTTAATTTTTTCTACAGCGTGGAACATTGCATCTTCTCTTGGTCCGTAAATTTCGTACATGTTTCCGTTTTTGTACATCAAACCAATAACAGCCATCTCTCCAACTAAAAGAGATCCAGTGTATTTAGCAACAGCAACTTCAATCATTTCTGAAGCTCCTTCTTGCCAATCACCTTGTGTTATTTTTTCGTCTTTGTTTTTTTTAAGAGAGTATTTTGAGATGTTTAAGTTTTTATATTTTTGTTCCATAAAGAATAAATAATATTTATTCCTATAAAGTCAACCATTAGTTCACTATATTATCTAGGTTGTAGACTAACGGTAATTTGATTATTTACACCATTAAAATACAAGCAAAACAAAGCATTTTAAGGTCAAAAAAGCCTTATTTTAGCTGATTTTTATTTATGGCAAGAGAAATATACTGCAAAGACGTTAAATTTACCGCTTATTCGCTCACTCATAGAGCCTCTCACGATGGAATTGCTATGATGGATGTAGATAAGGTTTCTTGCTGCATTGCTTGTAATGAGCCATTATTTCTTGCTGAAACAGCACGTCATAAAGGATCTAGAGAAGATTATAAAAAAGGTCATAGAATGATTAAAAGATTAGCTGAGAAGGCTAGTCTAAAAGCTTTCATCATTTGGTATCACGAAAAAGATAAAAAAGTTTACAAAGTATCCGTTCAAAAAATTACTCCAGGTTACAGCAAAATTCAAACGTGCAGCTGGAAAGAGTGGGTAAGTTTCCTAGCATCATTTCAAGTAAAACATTTTCCGCAGTGTGAGCGTAAAGGTCTTTTTATGACAAAAATTAATACATTAACATTTGATGAGAAAGCAGACTATGCAGAAATTTTACTTAGCTGATAAAGAATTATTAAAATTACAAATAACAGATCAACAGTTTAAAACGTACAATTATTGGTGTGGTCAGTACAACGTTAAAACATTAAAACCTTTTATAAATTATATTCAAACTGCAAACGATCTATTGATACCAGTAAACAAAGTTAAAAATATATTAACTGACTTAACTAAAATAGTTGTTGAAGGTGATGCTTTAGTTTCAATAGAAGATAACAAAGCAGCAAGAAGAATTGAGTTTGATTTGCCAAGATATAAATCATTCTTAAAGTCTATTGGTTTTTTAGGTTATACTTCAGCTAAAGGTTGGACCAACTTACAACAGCATTTAAAAAAAGATCCTGAGCAAATAAATAAAGTTTACAAGTTTGCCAAGCTAGATCAGCACGAGCTTTACGATACATTAAATACTTTGCCTGACACAGAGCTTACAACGATTAAGACAACAGATCTAAAATATCCGTGGATGCTAACCAAGTTACTCAAGGAACGTAACCTTGCATAATATTTATAAAGTTATTGAACAAGACATACTCACAATAAGTTATTTAACTAATCTCTTTGATGATGCTGCAAGAACTGAACGTTACATTGCAAAGCCAAAACATCCTGGAGCGCCAAGTATGTATGATTTATTAGTTACCAGTTATGATAAGAAAGATATTGGTTATTATAAAAAAGAATTAAAATTTAGAGCAACACCATCACAAATCAGTAGGTGGGAGCTTGCAATAGAAGTTTTAATGTATGTTGATAAAGACATTGTAGATAATCCTATAGAGGTTAGAGAAATGATTTGGATGCGTGCAAAGAAATACAAATGGTCAGAGTTAGCAAGACATTTTGGTTATCATAGAACTACAATTAAGAATAGGTATCTGACAATCCTAGGTAAGCTAGTAGATAAATTAAAAGGTAAAATAAAATTTGACTATTTAGACAGTTTTAGTAGTTAATTACCTTAATCTTCAAATATTTTTAAAAAAATTAATTTTCTCTTGAATAGTTATATGAGTGCATTACAATTCGCTTATCAACGTATTTAAAGAATACGCTTTCACTTTCGTTTTTTTTTTTTTATTTTTTTTTGTTTTTTAAATCTAAAAACATAACACCGCTTATGGCTGCTAGACATAAACATCGCTTACAATGTCAAACAATAAACAAACAGAATAAGCTTCCTTGTAAAGCATCAGGAATACTTACTAAAAAAGGTACTATTCGTTGTCGAATACACGGAGGTTGGTCTACTGGTCCTAAAACACTAGATGGTAAGCTCAAATCTTTGAAGAACTTAAAGAATATTAATTATGACAAAGTTACAGCTAACACCAGAAATAAGTTCGAATATTATAAAGGAACTGATGAACGGCAAGCCATTAACGAGGATTTGCCAAGACAAAGCTAATCCAAGCTTATCTAAAGTTTACGATTGGATAGCTGAAGATAAAGAGTTTGCAGAGAAGATACTTACCGCTCGTAAGATAGCTTCACAAACATTTCTTGATAAGATGATTGAGGAACTTGAGTTTGCAGACAACAAGAACATTGCTGTCGTTCGAGAGAAGTTACATCACTATCGTTGGATGGCATCTAAACTAATAGGTATTTATGGAGACAAACAAGAGATCAAGCAAGATACAAATATCCAAATTACTTGGAGCAATCAAGATCAAGAGAATTATAAAGACGTTACAAACTCCGTTAGTAGAGACAGCACAAACAAAGTCTCGCACACGACATGAGGTTCGTAAGTTAGTAAGTGACATACCAAGTTACAAAGTTTTAAATAAGTTAAGTGTTTTCTAGATAACCAATCGTTTACCAAACAACTATCGTTAAAAGTACAGCGAAAAACTGTAAAAAAAAGAGAAGGTACCATATACCAAAAAGTGGTCGCCAGGTCTAATACGATAAATCTTAGGAACAATAAACACACATGAGCAAAGACAAGAAGATTATTAACAGATTTAAAGATGTAACAGCAATTAGTTTTACATCAAAGGATGAAGGATTATTAATTAACTTTCACGGTTTCTATAGCGAAGAGGATAAGCACGAGTTTACGGAGTATTTATTTCGTAAAATTAATATGAGCTATCACGGAATGGAGCATCCACCAACTCTACACTAATGAAAGTTACAATACCTTATTCGCCAAGAAAGCAGCAAGCTTACTTGCACAATGAATTAGAAAAATATCGAAATGCCGTTTTGCTATGTCATAGACGGTTTGGCAAGTCGACACTTTGTATTAATCATTTAATTCGATGTTGCTTGACCAATACAAATTATAATCCAAGGTATGCTTATATCGCACCAACGTATAAGCAAGCTAAAAGCATTGCCTGGGATTTCTTAAAATTTTACACCGATAAAATACCTGGAACGAAATACAACGAAACAGAATTAAGGTGTGATTTTATAAATGGATCTAGGATAACTTTATTATCATCTGAAAATCCTGACAGTATTAGAGGTGTTTACCTTGACGGAGTAATTATAGATGAAACCGCACAAGTACAAGCATCACTAATAGACGAGGTACTTACGCCAGCTTTAAGCGACCGTAAAGGTTTTATGGTGATGGTGGGTACTCCGCAATCAATGAACAATATATTTTATGACTATTATCAAAAAGCTCAAAATGATCCTAAATGGTTTTTGTATACAGCTAAGGCTTCTGAAACCAAAATTATCGATCCTGAAGAACTGGATAATGCACTTACCGTTATGGGAGAAGCTAAATTCAAACAAGAATTTGAATGTAGTTTTACTGGCAATCAGCCTGGCTCTATTTACGGTGATATTATTTCTGATCTAGAAGAGAAGAAAAAGATAACTACAGTACCGTACGATCCAAGCTATTTAGTACATACTGCATTTGATCTTGGTTGGAAGGATGACACTACAATAGTGTTTTTCCAAGAAGTAGGTCATAGCATTAATATTATTGATTGCTATGCAAACAGAAACCAAGCTTTACCACATTATGTAGAGCTTCTTAAATCTAAACCTTATGTTTACGGAACGCATTATGCACCGCACGATATAGAGGTTACAGAGTTTACAAGCGGTCGATCAAGAAGAGAAGTAGCTTATCAATTAGGTATAAAATTTAGAGTGGTTAATAAAACACCGCTCGAAGATGGCATCCACGCAGTTAAGGTTTTGCTGCCGAGATGTAGAATTGATCTTGATAATTGCAAAGACCTTGTAAATGCTTTGCGACACTATCATAGAAAATACTCTGAGAAAGAAAGAGTGTTTAACACAAAACCAGTTCACTCCTGGTCCAGTCACTATTGCGATGCTGTTAGAGTAATGGCAACTGGATTTGAAGGATTAAAAGACGCAAACATAACTAAACAACGAACAGCAATTAACGATTACAAAATAATATGAGTTTTATAGCAAAAATATTTGGAATGGATCCTCCAGAAATGGAACAACCACCTATTGATGACACTCCATCTTTTGAAGATGAGCAAAGAGAGTTAGAGCAAAGAAGATTATTAGAAGAGCAAAATAAAAAAAGAAAAGGTAGACGATCTACTATTCTAACTAGCGGTCAAGGTCTTAACGATATTGAAGACGAAAACATTAATCAAAGAACTTTATTAGGAGGCTAATATGGGTGGATTTAGCAGTAACGCATCAACTGGAAGCGGTGGTGGAGTAGGACCAGCTGGAAGAAAATCAGACGGATCTTATGGAACTAAAAGAGATGCAAGGAGAGCATCGAGAAGAAACGAAGGAAGAAAAGCTGCAAAAGCAGTTGGAGATTTTATTAAAGGCGGTGGAATTACTGGTGCTGTAATTAGAGGTGTATCTAAAGCATTTGATCCTAAAAGAAATAGAAAAAGTAAGTCAGGCGATGTTTATGGTTATGACGAAGCTAAAGAAAAAATAGATTATAAAGCACCTCCGAAAATGAATACTGGTGGTGGAAGAGATGATAATCCTAAAGGTATTGAAGTTGCTAAGCAAACTGGAAACCTAACAGCAGAAACTCAAATGTCAGCTGTTGACGCTGCACCTGATGGACCTACAAATATTGAAATGCCTGAAGAGACAGAAGCAGAAAGATTATTAAGAATTAAAAGACAAGGTAGAAGAGCAACTATCTTAAATGTTCCAGAAGAAGAACTAACTTTATCTAAAAAGATTTTACTAGGTTAATATGCAAACACAAGAATTTAGACAACTCGCTAAAGAGTTAAAAGATAATTTATCACGTCTACAATCTAAAAGACAAAATTGGGAAAGTCATTGGCAAGAGGTAGCTGATTACATGCTTCCAAGAAAGTCAGATGTTAATAGAGAAAGAAGTAGAGGAGATAAAAGAAACGTTCAAATTTACGATAGTACAGCAGTACATAGTTTAGAATTATTAGCTAGTTCTTTGC